GACAACCTGGATGTGAGCGTTCAGCCGCTGGTTGTCGGGTTTGGTCTGCTCCTGGTTTTCTGCCTGCTGGTCACGTTGTATGGCTTGTTGGTTACCTACGGGGACAAGCAGATATGACCAGTCATAAGACCCTGATCGACTATCTCTCCTTTACCTGGGCCCCGACCGAGCTGCGCCAGATGACCGAGCTGGCCAAGCAAGGTGCCCTCTTGAAGGCTATCCCCCGCTTCGAGACCCAGAACAAGGCGATTCAGGCCGCCTTTGCCGCCCAGCCGGTCGAGGGCTTGCGTTACCTGTGGAAGCGCCCTGTCGGGTTCGCTCCCCTCACCCGCTTTGACAAGGTGACTGAGCGCCTCTATGACAAGGCCGAGCGCCTGCAGCAGGCCGCCGCGTCCCCTGCCCCTGCTCGGACGTTTGACAAGGCCACTGAGCGGTTGAGCCTCAAGGGGCTGCCCAAGTCCCCTGCCCCGGTGCTGACGCCTTCCATGACCGACATGATGGAACGTGCCCTGCACTCTGGGTACCGGTCCCGCGCCGACATGCGCCAGGAGCTCAAAGCCGTCTGCGCTGACCTGCTCAAGTTCTCCCAGTTCGAGGTGGTCGAGGGTGCCAAGTATTGGGAAGCCTATAACGACCTAATCGACAGCTACGGCGTCCAGTTCCTGGATGCCCTCTGCTGCAACGAGATCGAGCTGTGGCTGGAAGAACTCAATACCCGCATCGGTGTCCCCATTCCCGAGCCGCGCTTCACTATGCGCCCTCGCCGCTCCGGTCTGCACGGTTACGCCAACTCGGCTGACCTGCTGTGTGACGGGATGCCCTGCGGGCTGATTGGTTGGGGTGCGGCTAACCATGGCTGCATGGTGAGTTTTTCCGGCGTGGGTTGTGCGGCCCTCGATTTCCAGGCTTTGCACTCTGTTATCTCTCACGTGCCAGGTCTGCGCATCACTCGGGTGGATCTCGCCCTGGATGACTACAGCGGCAAACACATCACTTATCAGGGCGCGATAGCCGGCGCCGAAGCCGGCGAGTTTCACCCGCAGCGTGGCCGTGCGCCTTCCTGGATGAAGATTGAATCGGGCGAGTTCGTGATCACCGAGGTGGCCAAGGGCATCGCCAAGCGTTTCGGCATGGTGCCGAGCAAGGGTTGCTCCTTCTACGTGGGCAGCCGCATTAATGGCAAGTGCGCGCGGATATATGAGAAAGGCAAACAGATGCAATCGGCCGAGTTCCCAAACTGGGTACGCGCCGAAGGCGAATTACACAATAAAGACAGAGTCATTCCGCTGGATGTCCTGGTAAACCCTGACCCTTATTTCGCAGGGATGTATCCGCAATTTGCCAAATGGCTGGATGCGGTTTGCCAGGAAGAAATAACACCGGTGCGTGTGACCACCTTTAAAAATAAATTCAAAACGTCCAGGGACAACGCCGTATTCAATATGTCCAGAATGGCCGGTCGCCTTGTCAATTGGTTAGCAAACATCGAGGGGCTATCCCCTGAGAAGATTGTTAACCAATTAACAGCGCACCTGGAAGAAACCGATATTCCTGCGCGGTTAAGAATGCCAGTTCCTCCTGACCTGGACGAGCTGCCATTATTTTCGACCTAACAATGGTTCTTCAAAGGATAAATAATATGTCTCTGCTGACTGGTATTTTGGTTACCCGCGTTACTCACGGCTATGGTGTGTCCCGTAAATCTGGCTCGCCGGTTCCTTATGACTTTGCCCAGGTGGAATACCTAGCACCGGCTAATAACGTGAACAAGCCGGAATGCAATATCACCTCCTGGGGCTATGAAGTGCGCCAATTAGCCCTGCGTAACGATGCGGCCACTATTAAAGAGCTGGCCGACTGCCCGAAATTGGTGGCAGTGGATCTTGTCCTGGAAGCGGATCCCCAGAATCCGACCCGCAACGTGGTTGTCGGCTTCCAGCCCACCAAAAAACAGCCGGTTTAACCACCGCGCCGCGAGGAGGAGGAGCGAGAGCGCGCAGCGAGCGACGACGAGGGCGCGATAATGCTTTGTCTAGATATTACCTCTGAAGGATATGCCCGCTTAGCTGAGGGGGATTCTTGTAATTACGTGCTCCTGACTGTCCAGGAACACGCCAAATTAACGGATATATCAAGCTGGTTTGAATTTGATGTATCCACTGTGTCGATGGCCTTTGGCTTTGGATTATTAATCTGGGTCACTGGCCTCAAACTGGGCGCAATTGCCCGTGTCATCGTAAGTGCAAAAAGAGGATAAACGAGTATGAAAAACTATTTCCGTAATGGCTGTATCGCTGCTGTGTGCTCCCTGTCTACCGGTGCGGCCTTTGCCGAAGGTGGTACAGCCGCTGCTGATGCCGCTGCCAAGGCCCTGGACGCCACCCAGTCGGACGTGACCGCAACCTCTCCCAAGGTGATGCTGGTCGTGGCTACCTGTGTGGGCGTGGGCATCCTGATCAGCCTGATGCGCAAAGCCTAAGCATGTCTTTGCTCATCGGAACGCTGTGGTTCCTGTTCTTTGTTGAAGGTTACAGATCATCGTTTTCGATATGACACAAAGGCGGCTCCGGTCGCCTTTTTTATTGGGGGTACTGTGCGCATCGCTTGGCTTTTACTGTTGTTTCCGTTGGGGGTGTCGGCGAGCTGTCCTGTCGGGATCCGCCTGTCTAACCTGCCGATCTCTACTGTGCTGCCGTATTGCGTGAAATGGGAAACGTCCTCTTTGGGTGGCTGCTTTGTCGCGTGTCCTGGTATCTGTATTCAATCCCCTTCTGCCGGCACCATGGGGCCGATTGAGAGTACCGGCCAGGAGTGCTCTATGGGCGGTGGTTCTGATGGGGATGGTGGCTCTGATGGCGATCCTAATGGAGGTGGCGACAATGGTAGTAATGGCAATAACGGCAATAATGGTGATGTGGTTCCTAATTTGCCTAACGGTATTCGGGTAGGTGGTGACAAGCAGGAAATGACCACCGATGCCTTGCGCCATGTGAATGAGACGCTGATAGGTGGCTTTACCAGCCTGATGTATAGTGCTGCGGGTGCTAATCGGAATGCACTAAATATTAATGTCAAAATGGATGACGTTCTCCGTTATATGAAGGCGACTAATAATGGTCAAGTCGGCATGGAGAACAGTATTCGGGAGCAGACGGCGTTAGAACATAAGTTTTACGATGAATTTCTTGGACTTAAAAACGCCATCGTAAATCCACAGGATGGGCCTGGACAAAGCACCGGCGAATATCGAGCGCTGAAAGAATTACAAGATAACTTTTTCGGCCCTGATTTCGCCCAGAACAATATAGGTGGAAACTTATATAGCCTTGTTAGGGGGCTGGAATATGAAGTTATTTCCACAAAAGACCGTGTGCATACTGCCGCAAGTGATATTCATAACCTGTACTCTTACACCATGCAGGATATGCGCAATAACAGCTTTGAAATGAACCGCAATATAAAAGCGATTGCCGATGCTCTTAATAATGGTGGTACGGGTGGTGGTGATGGTACGGGCGGCACCGGAAATGGCAATGAAGGCCCTGGGATTGATTACACGCAAATGCCAGGCTCTGCGCAAAACCCATTGCATGTGGCAGGGTCTGAATATTCATCCCAGCTCTGCAAAGATGGAGCGCACTGTTTCTTTGACCTAGAAACCATTAATAAGCAGTTCCAGGAACGCAAGGATCAACTAAAGAACACCCATGATGGTATTAAGGATGACATGGTCGATATGTTCCAATATAGCCTGAGCGGGTCGGCGGCGGTGCCCAAGTGTTTTGATATGTTCTCGATGTTTGGTCGCTCTTATTCCGTCTGCCCCGAGGTCGAGGGATATTGGGAAATGATAGCGGCCATCATGATGTTCATCTTCTATTTTCTGGCGCTGATGATTGTGGCTAAGAGGTGATATATGGAATGGATGAGTGATTTCTTTAATGGATTTTTCAACGATATATATCAACTGGCAGTGCAGTTTGCCGCCTGGATAGCGGTTAAATTGGCGATTCAGTGGGTCGAGTTCAAGATATTTCTACTCACTTTTTCCTGGGACGTTGCCAAGCAGATTCTGATTAACCTGCAATTTAGCGACCTGATCTCCGCCTCCTTCAATAACTTGCCCTCTCAAATGAGGGGGATCTTGCTCTATTTGCACGTTGATAAAGGACTGTCGATATTGACACAAGCCTTTGTGACCCGTTTCTTGCTGAATATGCTGGGGTGGTAAACCATGTCTATCAAAATCCATCATGGTGCCCCTGGTTCCTATAAGTCGTCAGGGGCCATTCATACCGATGTGATACCGGCCATCAAGGCAGGTCGCCATATCGTCACCAACGTTCGCGGCTTTACTGCGGAACGGTGCAAAGAGGTATTGGGCAAGGAAGTGCCTGACGAGTTCCAGGTAACCTATATCGAGACGGAATCCCAAGAAGGACGCGATCACCTCGCCCGCTTTTATCACTGGGCACCTAAAGGGGTTTTCTTCCTGGTCGATGAGGTGCAGCGGATATTTCCGCCTTCCTGGCGGCAGAGCGATTTAGACCGGCTGAATTATCCTGGTGGGCCGGATGTGGCTAAAGAAGATGGCCGGCCAGAGACGATTGACGTGGCCTTTGATATGCACCGTCACCATAACTGGGACTTTGTATTTACGACTCCGAACATCAAAAAGGTGCACCAGGTAATCCGGGCTGCTGCCGAAACGGCCATTCGTCATACCAATATGGCGATATTGGGGATTGGTGGTCGATATAAGACGGTGCTTCACCTCTCTGATAACTCCGGTACGTCCATGAATGACGTACTGCAAGCCAAGCCATTTAATAAGGTGCCCAAGTATGTTTTCAAGCTTTATGACTCGACTACAACCGGTAAGGTCTCGGATACAATCGCGGGCAGCTCGATATTTCGAGACCCTAAAATTCTGTTTATTCTGGCGATTTGGGGACTCTGCGTATTCTTTGGCTTTATCAAGCCTGAATATATTGATGCTCCTGCTAAGGCCGCTGAAACCGCTTCTGCCGCTGTTCCGGCTGCTGGGGCGGTGGGTACTTCGCCCGCTGCTGATGTACGTCCTGGTAGCCCTCTTGCTGCGTCTGCTGCTGGTGTCCTTGCTATAGGGCCGTTTGCCGGCCATCAGCTAATTATCAGCTGTCACGTCCTGATAAAGGATCACCTGGGCGAGTATCGGGTCGAGTATTGCTTCTCGCTACGCAAGGGCGATGACGTGCAGCCGCTCGACAGGGACGATTGGCCGGAGGAACTCGCCAGGGTGGACCCGATAAGTGCATGCCATGCGGTGGTCAAATACCAGGGGCAGCCTGTGGACGTGTACTGTGACCCCGAGGGGGACGCCCTGCGCCGGAAATACAATGCCACCCTCTTTGCGGGTGGTGATACCAAAAATAAACCAAGTGATGACAGAACATAATTATGGCCAGCTCTGAAGTACGGTGTCTTTTCGCTGTACTGAACGAGCTGGCTGGCAAGCGATAGCGCGGCAGTTTATCTAGTGTTAAACAATATAAGAAGCTTAGTCGAAATAATCGTTGGTAACCCTTACAGGTATTAATTCAAATCTCTCGTCGCAAACTTTAAAATGATATACTTTAATGGCGCTATTAATCTCATGATAATATTCTTTTACGATATCCTTCTTGACTTTACAACCAAAATATACTGATTCAATATGTGATGTATCGACATCTATTAAAAAGCAAAGTGATTTTACATTTGTTAACAGTTGAAAATAACTATCAAAGAGTCCAATGTCTTTTACGTTCTCTGGCTTTATTGTCTTGTATAGCAAAACATCATCATTGCCGCTATCTATCTTTTCTAACCAGCCATAATCTTCAAGATTACTTAAAAAGGGAGCTGCTCTAAACTTATCACTACCAGAAATGAGTTTTCTATCCCCTCCCTTGAAATCGGTCATATATATATCAATATCTTTTTTATTGATCATTAATTTTGTTGCCTCTATATATGGCAATATGCACCTATGCTCTTTTTCATATATCCATTCATCGCTTTTTGTCAACAGATGCTTGATTACGGCGTCTTTGTCCGCATCAACAACATTAATAAACTCATGATCGTTGGAGAATCTCATATTGTCATAGTTGACTTTTGTTGGTGTGTTTAATGTGATATTAAAGGATGTTTTTCTATCTGCTGATATGTGAGATAACAAATTAGATTTATATCCTATACACATGCCGTTATGGTGTGATGCGTAGTGAGCCCACATTAATGAATTTCTAGGTGTTTCTGTGAACGAAACAATACCATTGAATGCAATTATGCGGATTATTGATTTCTCGGAATTGCTCGAAATACTATTTGCTCTTTTTACAGAAAAATCTTTTTTAAGAAGAGCCTTATTAATAGCCATGACTATATTTTTACTTGTGTTGTACTCAAATGGATCATTTAAGTGTTCGGGTACAGACAATTTAATGGTTGGATTTTTGAAGTAGTTTATGGGTAATAATCCGCTATATTTATAAACAATATCCATGAGTCTCTATCTTTTTCTATCTGTTAGGTCATTTGCCCCCCCCGTGTAGTAATACGGGGGGAATTCTACTCAATCTTCCAGTGCTTGCGCTCTTCTGACTATTTGCTTCTTGTGAAGGTGATCAAGCAATGATGTCCATCCAGCTCAATGCGCAGCGGGGTTGTACTGTCTCCTAGTTGCATGTTCGGCCCACCATTGTTGAAGATGTGATTGGCACGTACATTTGGGCTCAATGTTAGCCCTGTTGCTTTGTTGAAGGCTCCTGCGCTGGAGTATGTGCTGAAAGTGCGGCCGCCGTCTGTACTGGCTCGCACACTATAGATCCGTCGTTTCATTTGTTCGGCTACTGAATAGCTATAAAGGCTCATCATTCCTCTCCCAATCAATGAAGATCATGTGCTTAGGTTATCACAGCGGCCGTATACGATAAGAGGGGCGTTCGCCCCTCTCTACTTAGTTGATTCCTAGTTTTTTCCTCCAATAGAAAGCGGCCATCTGTCGCTCTGATCTCTCTGCCTGGATGATGGCCACCGCCTCCAACCTTCGCCTGTCGTAAGTGACCCCCGCCGGTGAGACAAGGCAATCATTTTTCATACGCCAGCCTTCCCATTCCTTCCAGATAGTGGGCAACTCCCTACCCGAAGCCATCCGCATAAGCCGTTTATAGACAGGTGGGATCTCTGTACCCTTATCCCAATATGTGACCTGCCTCACAGAAACGAAACATAGATTTGCCGTCTCCTCTTTCGATAAACCGCATTCAAACCAACGAAAAATGAAGTTTTTGGTCAACTCTCGTTCCATCCAAGTAAATACCTGATAAACCAGCAAAATTGCGTGGGCTGGCTTATCGGCAGGTTTCAGATGGGCATTTAACTAAACACGGCATTATGCGCGGTGTTGGGTTGTGGAAGAATCCGGAGTGATGTCGGTTAAAAAACGCTGGTCATCACAGTCATGCTCCTGAACTGATCTCTTCGTTATCTCTCACCTTCAAAGGCCTAGTCGTGCAACCGATCCAGCGGTTTGTGATTTGCACTTTCGTGGCGCTCGCTGTTGCCGGTGTGCAGGTACTTGGAGGTGGTATCGATGCTGTCGTGGCCGGCATCGGCTTGCACATGTGATAACGGCCGCCCGTTAAGATTGATGTCGTGGGTGATGCCGGTATGACGAATGGAGTGTGGTGTCAGGTTGCGCATCTCGGCGCCGTCCTGCACAAACCCATCTTTTTCTGCCAGCTCGGCGGCGGTCTGGATGACGCTCATCACCAGGTCACGCAGCTGGCGGATCCCGAGGTTGGCGTTGAGCTCACCTTGTTCCCGGCCATGCGCCGCAGCCTTGTGGCGCACAAACAGCGGAGTCTGCTCATCGGGTGCTGGTAATGGTGAGAGACCGAGAAACGTCCGATAGCGTTTGAGGGCCTCGAGCAAGGCATGGGACACCGCCACGGTGCGGCGCTTGCCACCCTTGCTGCGGGGAATGAAATAGCCCCAGACACCGGTTTTACTATCGCGGCGAAACTGCCCCATGACGGGGGTAAATCCCGGTCTTGCCGCGACTTCCGAGATCCGCAGGTAACAGGCGTACATCAGGCTTATCAGGAAGCGGCTGCGCTCGTGCTGCTCGGGTGATTCGGCGGCCAGCAGGTCGGCTGCCTGCATCACATAGGACCACTGCAACTCGCTGAAGGCCTGGCCATGGTCGTCCGGCTCCTGCTGCATTGAGCGCTTCATCCGTTGCAGTAACAGCGCGGGGTTGCGGTCCATGTACTCTTCCTGGATCAAGAACTGGAAGAAGGCAGACAGAATTGCGAGCTTGGTTTTCATGGCCTGTTCGCTGAGGCGGTACGGCAGCTCGCGGCCCAGCTCCCGCTTGCCAAGGAAGGGTCGCCATTGGGGATTGGGCAGTCGTTCTCCCCACTCCTTGTCGAGCACGAACTGGGCTACGTTGCGATAGGCAATCAGGCCCGCCGGCGGCGCCTGACAGTAATCGAGATAGCGCATCATGATGCGCCGGGTCAGATCCTTGGGGCTGATGCGCATTTCGCCGAAGCACCAGTGCAAAAACGTGGTCAGCTCGCTGCGATAGGTTTTGTAGTTGTTCTCGCTGTTGCGCTGCTCCAGCAGCCAGTCGACGGCGAGCTCATAGACCAGCCCGGCATCGGGCACATCGTTGAGGCTGAGGTTGGCAAGATATTGATTGATCTGGGGGTTGCCCGCCTCCAGGTAGGCCAGACCATCGAACAGCGGCATGGCAGGTGGAAGTAACATAGTGGTCATGATGATGCTTGTGAATGAGAGACTCAGCTCGGGGCTTGCGTGATGGTGATGCCGATAAATGGGGTTATCGGC